ATTGTTTCTTGGGAAGTTGATAATACAACTGGCGCACTATTTGCGCTTGTTGCTTGTCCGTTTGGGTTGTTTGGATAGTATGTCATATTTTTATATTATTTGCCAGTTTGTACCATCACTAATTACAGTAAATGATGTGTTTAAAATGCTTGTAGTTATTGTTAAAGAACCGTCTATTGTTTGAGAAGAAGTTGTGTTAATTGTTAAAGAACCACTAGTTAATTTTATGTTATAAGTATTAGTGTTTCCAACAGCCGTTGGTAGTGTTAAAGTTAAAGTAGCTGTACAGAAATAATAATAATCTGTATTTCCAGTAGCACCTGCCGTTGTGTTTATCGCTATGTTATTAATTGATTTAGCGTAACCAGTTGATGAAGTTGCCCAGCTTGCATTTCCGTTAGCGTCTGAAATTAGAACTTTATTTAACGCTTGCGTTCCATCAACTAATCTAAATCCAGTTGAATATAAAGAGCCTATTACATTTATATTTCCGTTGCTTATAATAGCAAAAGGATTAGTAATTGTAGTAAAACCACCACTTGTAGTAGGAGCATATACATTTAACGTTCCTGCTGCTGTTATGGTATTAGAACCACTAACGTGTGAATAAACAGGTGCTGTTATTCTTATTTCTTCTTGTAAAGTTATTGCACCGTTAGCCCATTGGCGTGATCCAGTAGTAAATAAAAAGCCAGCAATATTTGCGCTTGCTGTTTGCCCTGTGTTATTTGGCTTTGTAAAATTAAAAGAACTTACAGCTCCAGCCGTTTGAGCAATTGCGTTAGCATTCCAAGCCCCACTTGCATTTGCTGACAATATTGGAGTTGTATTAATAGCTATATTAACAGCGCTAGTATTATTTAGAGTTATAGATGTTGCACTACCTTGTAAGGTGTAGTTTGTTGAGTTAGGTGTTGCTTGATTAAAATAAATTGCAGCTAATGTTGTTGTTGTAGATAGGTTACCCATCTTTATAGATGCAGTACCCATTGCCATTGTCAACGCTAAATTGTTTACAGATGTAAAAGCCCCATTTGTAAAAGTAGGCGCTATATCTAAAGAAGTTAATTGGTCACCATTTGCAGAAGCTACTAAAGTAGGTGTATGATACAATCCTCTTGCTATCGCTCCGCTTGCTATATTGTTTGTAACTGTTCTTATTCCATTAACACCACTTACGCCTGTTATCTGTGGCGTAGTTATATCAGTCGTAAAAGTCGGACTAGTACCAAAAACTAAACTACCACTTCCTGTTTCGTCGCTTATTACACCTGCTAATTGTGCAGAAGTTGTTGCTGCAAATACGCTTAAATTTTGAGCGTTAACAGCCGCTAAAGTTGTACCGCCTAATCCTGCTAAAGTGTAATTTGGAACGTTTAAAACGTTTGCAATTAACGTAGATGCGCCACTTGAACCTGTTGTTGTTAGTGAAGTCGCTGCCGTTCCTAATGTAGTTAAATAAGTTGAACTATCAACACTACCATCCGCTTTTAAAAATTGAGTTGATAAACCACCTGTTTTTATAAAGCCCGTTGTTTCAATCGTTGTTGTTGCAACTTGACCAGCCGTTAATACTTGCTGAATAGTTGGAGTTGACGCACTTACCGTTGGTAAAAAAGACAAAGCACTTAAAGCCGTTACACCATCGCCCAACTTAAATAAGCCAGTCGTATCATGATAGGCAGGCTCACCCGCTTTTAATACCATTGCAGCGTTAGCGGTAAACCATGCCGTGTTCTTTGGGTCGTATCTAAATTCTACTGTTGCCATTTATAAAGTTTGAATAATTGTTGCAGGTGCAGGGTCTGTTAATGTTTGAATAATCTCTTGCAATACCTCAACTGTATAAGTACTATTAGGGTTAAGTGTTGCTATTACGTTTCCGTTTTGGTCTAAGATTGAAACTAAACCAGCCGTGTTATTATTAGGTGTTGTGCAAGTTGAATGGTCATAATGTTGAACTACATTTAATTCAAAGCCCCATCCGCTTACATCGTCATCGTAAACTGATTGTAAAGGCTCTAAGGTTATGCTTTCATTTACTGTACAATTATAAATACTTTGTAAATCCGATCTAATTTGCGAGAATACTTCCAAAGCTACCTTTTGCATTTCACTCATTAGCACATCCATATTTCTATTGTCTTGGTGTACCAAGTCTAAAAATACAAAAGCAAAAGATGACGAATGTATGTTAATGTCTAATGTAACAGGATTAACAGTAACACCCATTAAAGGATATGTTATTTCATTAGCAGCCCCAAACTCAGGCACTCTATCAAACAAAAAAGTACCACTACTTAGTTGGTTGTGGTTTGTTTGTTTGTCTTTGAATAACTGTTTTAGTTGGTTTTGGCTTAACATTTGCTTTCTCGAATTGTTCTAATTTCTTAATATGTTCTTTTTTGATTCCCATTTATTTATATAAATATTTATAACACTCGTCGCAGTCGTTATCATCAATCATAATGCCGCTAGTAAAGTTGTTTCTATTTGGCATTATCTCATCACGCTCTACATTGCTAATGTATAAAGGATAGCTACTAACATATCTGTTTAAATAGTTAGTTACTCTTTGTGCATAAATCTCAGCTTTGTTTTTTGAACGGTCCATTAAGAACTGAATCTCTGATAAGTCAGCAGCGGATGAATTTTCGCTATTCTTAATCATTACGCCTTTATTCATTAGCCTATACTTCATATCTGGCATAGCTTCCATTTTAGCATAGTGTAACATACAAGGCACAACTAAATCTAATAACGTTTGATTTAAAGCAGTTACCGTTGAGGTGGTAACTTGGCTTAAAACTTCGTTATATAAATTAGTTCCAAGTAAAGGAATAATATAAAAGTCTTGCACCTCTTGAAGTATAGGTGTTAAGATGGTCATATCAACATTTTTATTTATGTTGGTATATTCCTTTAGATAGTTTTCTGATATTAATAAACTTGCCATTATTTCTTAGTTCTAGATTTAGTTATTGCTTTCCAAATGTGACGGCAATACTTTGTTTTTTTACCACCGTCTTTTTTAGGCTCGGAATACCATCCACCCCTAAATGACCAAGCGTCATCTCCAAAAGCATTGCTTATATCATCTATTTGATTGCTAGTCCAACTTCTAAACTTACTTAACAAAAGCATTTTTTTGCAAAATGGTCTAGACTCCCCACCGGGTACTAAGTCGGGTGCATCATCACGTTTAACATATTTGTAAACAGTATATAATTCCGTTTCAATCGTTGGTGTATTAGTTTCTAAACCTTTAGGCGTGATAGTTATTGTATTGTTTATTGTAGATATTAAACCTGCAACAACTAAACTGTTAATTATATTCTTTACAGTTTCAACATCTAAACCTAATATCTTTGCAGCCTTTTCAGGTGTTGTTTCGGGTGCGCCTTTTAATAAATCTAATACTTGTTTTTCTGCATCCGTTACAAATTTATGTTTTGCAAATTCAAAGTTAAATGCTTCAGCATTGCTGCCAAATGTTACAAACTCTTCGCTTACTATCGGGTCATCATTGTCATCTATTGCACTACCTTCAAATAAAGATAATACATAGTCAGTCATATCAACTTGTTTGTCAAACTTACTAAACTGAGCTTCAGGTGTTGCAAATAAAATATTAATATCTTGGTCGCTTAATCCGTAACTATTCTTAAGCATCATTGCAGCCACCTCTTTAGTAGTCTTTTGATTGTTAACCTCACGAATTAATCTTTTAATGTTAATCCATTGTTTGCCGGTTAAGTTCTTTAAATGCTCGTTTACTTGCGTTTCTGGTATCTGAGCTAAATCACCGTCAACTGTAACTTTATCTTTAATATCAATACCTAATTTTTTAGCGTAATGCTCACGTAAAGTATCTAAATCAAATAGTGATTGAAGTAAAGCAGTATCGAAAGGTAAATCAACATTAGCAGGTTGTTTCTGTTTTATTTCTAAATAAGATAAGTCAACACCGTTAACGGCTGCTAAATCTTTAATAATGTTTAAGTGTATCTCTTGACGGTGTTCAATATAACTAAACAACCATCTTTCAAACTTTTGTAAATAAATAGTGTTATCACCAATGTTAACCGAGCCATCAAAAATAGCTGCCAAAGCAGGATCTGTTCTATGGGCTGTAAAGATATTTTGTTGTGAACGTTTGGCAACCTGCTCAAACATTTTATCTAAATCACTTTGTGAAAACGTTGTTAACTCAGCTTTTTGACCGCCTTTGTCAACAAAGTTAAACATCATTTTACCTGTGTTAGAACTTCCTTTAAATTTACGGTCAAAGAATTTAGCGTATTTTCTTTGCTCTTCCTGCGTTGGCTCACCGTTAAATAAAGATAACATAGCACTTGCAAACATGCCGTTTTTAAGATGGCTATAATTAAAATTAGTTATCTCAATATTTGTTTCAATGTCTTGTAGCCCTTGTTGGTAGTTTGGAGCTGGGTAGATATTGCCAAATTCCATTGCACTCATTACCTCAGTTTTGTAATAAAGTATTTGAGTTCCTGTTCTTATGTTAGGGTTAAAAATAGGATATTCTACAAACGATTTATGCTTATGCGCTTGGTCATTTACACATCCATTATCATCTACCCATTGCTCACAATAGAAAAGAGTTTTACCATCTGGTGAACGTCTAAATTTGCTAAATTCTTGGTTGTAAACCTCAGCTATTTTACCGTTAAAATCGTAAACTATTTGTAAAGCAATACCATCAAAGATTTCAAAAGGTGTTACGTTCTTTCTAAATAAAGAGTTCCAATCTTCAAAGCGATTAGCGTGTGATAAGAATTTATCGTATTGCGCTTGTTGTGCTAACGTTAATTTGCTTTCGTCATAACATAAGCCACGTCCATAAACATGGTCTGCCTTAGCCTTTATAATAGCACCGTGAACGGCATCTCTATTGTATAGTTCAAGTAAATAGTTAGGGTGTGAGTTATGCTCACCCCATTGTAGATATTTACCACCCGACATTTTTCTAATAGCAGGTTGAAACGAGCTATCAAATTCTATTTGTAAAAGGTTACCGACCTGTGTTATATTATTGCCCATTTGTTACGATTGACGTCCTTACGTCTTTATAATAAATATTAGTTACTGAGGGTGCTTTCCACCATGCCTTGCCATTTCCAACTTCACCTGTTAACGTTCTAATATCTGTTGTATTTATATTTGCATAATTGAATGCGGCTGCATTAGCCGATTGATAAACGTAGAATGAATAACTACCATAGTCATCAAATAAAACGCTGCCATTTAAAGGTACAGCCGCTCCAACGGTTATAACAAAACGTTGCTTGTTATTATCTAAGTTAGTGTAAGTACTTGTACACGCTACTTTGCGACCTGTGTTATCATTAATAAATACAAAGACAAATTGAGGATTTGCAATAGTTGAATTTTCCGTTACCGAAATATCAATAGTATTAGCCCCTGTTATTAATTGCATCATATACTTATTAAATACTAAAAAGTTACAAATGTTACTAAATAAAAAAGCCCACCTTACAGGGTGGGTCTTACATTTATATTTTAAAGAATTAATTAAGCAGGTAACAATAATAAAGCAGCTAAAGCAGTTGGTACAACGTTTGCAAACGTTCTCTCTTCACCTGTTAACACTATTGTATATCCCGAATCATCATTACCCATTGCACCACTTGCAGCGGTTGCAGTTGTAATTCTCATTCCGAACTCTTGACCTAATAATCTAAATGCACCATTCTTATCTTTAACCATCCAAATAGTATCTTGCTTTGCTAACAATAAAATCTGTTGAGCCACAGCAGCTTGTTTCTTTGGAATGTATAAATTCAAAGTAATTGCATTCATTAATGTTCCGTTTGTATTAGCGGTTAAAACCTCAGTCTCATTCGCTTTACCATAGTCAAATTCAAAACCCCACATCTTTTTACCAGTTTGTAAAAATGATGCTACGTTAGTAATACTACCACTTGCAGCGGTAATAGTTCCTTGTGTATAGTTAGAAAATTCTACGGCATAAACGTTTGTAAGTCCGGGTGAACCATCTCTACAATCTCTTGCTATTCCCGATGTTATCGGGCAACTTGATAATGCCATGTTTTTATATTTTTTTAATTAAGAGGGGTAAACTTAATTACCCCTCAATTTATTTAAACTCCTAAATACTTGTAAACTCTTGAAGGGAATGCGATTTGAACTCCTAGTTTCCACTCAGCATGGAACTTTAAGTTTTGATCGTCATCTGATTTCCAAACTTTAAATTTCTCTTCTTCGTTAGCCATGTCAGTTCCGATGTACATATTCTCAGGCTCGATAGCGTAGATATGATTTAAACCAGAAAGACCAGCAACTTCAACGATTTCAATGTTTGCACCTTCAGCATACAACTTAGACTCTTCACCTGTAGTGTTGAACAAGTTATCAGTACGTAATTTGAAACGGTATGTTGCAGCCATTTGAGGTGACATTAACATTTTGATAGTTGGGTTACCTTGGTAAACGTCATTGTTAGCAATAACTAAAGTAGCTAAACCTTTGATAACAGTACGGCTATTAGCTTCTGACCATGCAGTTCCTGAATAAGTACCACCGATTGTAGCAGCTCCAATGATTTTTACAAATCCATCAAAACGATTTAAGTAAGCGTTTGTTGAAGTTGTATCACCTTGCCATAAAGCAATTTCGATATCACGTTTAGCTTTCTCCATAGTGTCATCGATAATTTCTTTAGTGTAAGCTAAAGAATCATAATCGCCACCTGCAGCTAATTTCTTTTGAGTGAAATACGGCTCTAAGTCACGCTCACACCAAAGCATATCAATTTTAGTTTTACCTACTGTGATAGTACGTTGAGTGATTGCAGTATCACCTGAAGCGTTAAAAGAACATGCTTGAGCTTGAAATACACCACGTGTGTTAACTACACTAATTGTTTCAGCCGACTTAATGCCAGTCTGTTTGTTTTTCACTAAGTCCATTGTTGGTGAACCTGAGAATAACTTTGCGTAGATTAATTGTTCTGGTTGCTCTACGTACGCAACCGCTGTTATTGAATATGCCATTTTTTATTTTTTTTTATTTGTTTATATTTATTTGTTTAATCCTAATTTGCTAAACATTTTATCTTGCTTTGAAAAAGAACGCTCAGGTGTAACAATAGGGTTAGCCATTGGCGTACTTA